GAGGAAGAAATGAAAGACTTAGTTAACCATCCACCACATTATAACAAAGGCGGTATAGAATGTATAGATGCTATCGAAGCTATGCTTACACACGAAGAATTTGTAGGCTACCTACGCGGCAACTCTTTGAAATATCGCTGGAGATTTAAATACAAGAACGGAATACAGGATTTGGAGAAAGCAGAATGGTACGAGAAAAAATTGATGGGAGTTTTAAAAGAAAATGAGTAGTTTTATGAAAGACCATTTTGAAATGTATGTAGAAGAAGAAGGACAAGAATATGTATATTTTTCAGACGGAATGGTTATCGTAAAAAGTTTTAATGAAAAAGGAAATCCTGTTTATGGAATGGTAGAAGAAGATAGTTTAACTCCAAAACTTACTCCTGAACAATATGAAAAAAGATATAAAGATTTGAAAAAACACTATGACAAAAAGATTAAAAAATATAATGAAAGAATAAAAATTCCTAAAACTATTGAAGAACTCGAACAATTTAAAGCTCAGTATCCAGATGTTTATGATGTAATTAAAAAGGAAGAACAAGATGAAACAAACTAAACTACCCACACAATATCAAGAGTTCATACATCTTAGCAGATATGCCAGATGGAATGAAGAACTTAACAGACGAGAGACTTGGCAAGAGACAGTCTCAAGATACTTTGACTTCATGCAAGAACAATTAAAAAAGAATAATGATACAGATATAACAGACATGAGACCACAGTTAGAACAATCTGTGCTTAACTTAGACATAATGCCAAGTATGAGAGCCTTAATGTCAGCAGGTAAAGCATTAGAACGCGACAACGTAGCTGGATTTAACTGTAGTTATGTTGCTGTTGATACACCTAGAGCTTTCGATGAGACACTATATATACTTATGTGCGGCACAGGAGTTGGTTTTAGTGTTGAAAGACAGTACGTTAATAAACTTCCTGACCTTCCTGAAGAAATACACTACACTGATACTATCATCAAGGTAGCTGACTCAAAGATTGGTTGGGCAAAAGCATACAAAGAATTTATGTCTCTTCTTTATTCAGGACAGATACCTCAGTGGGATCTGAGTAATGTTAGACCACAAGGAGCAAGACTCAAAACATTTGGTGGTAGAGCCAGTGGTCCAGCACCTTTAGCTGATCTCTTTCAATTCACCGCTAATATATTTTTCGATGCAGTAGCTAAAGGACAAAAGAAATTAGTATCTATTGACTGCCATGATTTGATGTGTAAGATCGCAGAGGTTGTTGTGGTAGGTGGTGTTAGACGTAGCGCTTTAATCTCTCTCAGCAACCTCTCAGACGAGCGTATGCGCAATGCTAAGTCAGGTTCTTGGTGGGAACATAGCCAACACAGAGCGTTGTCTAATAACTCAGTAGCTTATACAGACTCAGCAGAGATGGGAGCCTTTATGCGCGAATGGTTGTCTTTATATGAATCTAAAAGCGGTGAGCGTGGTATCTTCAATCGTCAAGCGGCTGAGAAGCAAGCGGCAAAGAACGGTAGACGAGAAGAATATAAAGATTTTGGTTGTAACCCTTGTAGTGAGATCATATTACGCAACAAACAATTCTGTAATCTAACAGAAGTTGTCGTAAGACCTGATGATACTTGGAAAACTCTTCAAGAAAAAGTAGAACTAGCTACAATTCTCGGTACGTTTCAAGCAACACTAACTAACTTTAGATACTTGACAAAGGCTTGGAAGAACAATACAGAAGAAGAAGCACTCTTAGGAGTTTCTTTAACAGGTATCATGGACAATAAGAAAATGTCTGAAGATAAAAATATACCCATGAGATTACAAGCTTTAAAGAACTCAGCAGTTACAATGAACGAAGGTTGGTCAGCTAACTTAGGAATCAAACAATCAGTAGCTATTACTTGTGTTAAACCAAGCGGTACTGTTAGTCAATTGGTTGATAGCGCTAGTGGCATCCACGCTAGACACAGTGAATACTATATAAGAACTATTCGTGCTGATAAGAAAGATCCGCTTGCACAGTTGATGGTAGATCAAGGAGTATACCACGAAGATGATATAACAAAACCAGAGCATACTTATGTCTTTTACTTTCCTATACAATCTCCAAAAGATTCTTTAACTAGAAAAGACTTGACAGCCTTACAACACCTTGAAATATGGAGAGTTTATCAAGATCATTGGTGTGAACATAAACCGTCAGCTACTATATCAGTGCGTGAAAATGAATGGTTGGATGTAGGCTCATGGGTATGGAATAACTTTGATAAGATCTCAGGTGTTTCGTTCCTTCCTTATGCAGATCATTCATATCAACAAGCACCTTACCAAGAGATTACAAAGAAAGAATACAAAGAGTGGTTAAAGAAAACAACAAACAAAGTTGATTGGTCTTTACTAATGGATTACGAGAAAGAAGATATGACTGAGAACACTAAAGAACTAGCGTGTACTGCTGGTGCGTGTGAGATAATATAACATGGAAGCAACCCTACTTACTTTTAAAATAGTACTAGATGTAAAAGGAAACATAGTATCTGATTTAGGTGGTCTACCTATTAAAGATGTTGACCAAGTTTTTAGAAATGAAAATGATGCTTATGTTATAAAGAAGATCATTCGTGAAGGCACACTTAAACTTCAAGGAATACATAAATACTTAGAAGACGAAGTAAATGCTATTCAATATATGGACTAAAAACCTTCAAGGATTTTTCTTTTCCTTTGACTGAGATCTCATCTATTAATTTTAATTGGTGCTTGCTATTGAACATAGCAGTACTTTCTCCTATAAGGAGATCAACACCTACGTCTTTGGTTGCTGATTCAAGTCTTGCTCCTGTGTTTACTGCGTCACCAATAGCGGTGTAGTCAAAACGTGACTCACTTCCCATGTTGCCTATGACAGCTTTACCTGTATTAATACCTATACCTATGGCAACTGGCGGTATTCCTTTATCTTTAAATTCTTTATTTAATTCTTCCATGTTCTTTATAATATCTAATGCACAATCAATTGCTTTTGTTTCGTGATTTAGTTGATCTAAAGGTGCGTTGAATATAGCCATCATCGCATCTCCAATATATTTATCTACCATACCTCCGTGTTTCTGTACAGCTTTTTGTTGAGCAGTCAGTGCTTTATTCATAATATAAGTGACATCCTCTGGCGGAAGAGACTCCGAAAGAGATGTAAAACCTCTGACATCTGTGAACAAGAACGTAGCGTATTTCTTTTCGCCACCTAGTTTCAATAACTCTGGGTTGTTTTGTAGTTGTTTAACTTGACGAGGATCAAGATAGTGTTCGAACTGTTTCTTAATTTGTTGTCTTAATTTGTACTGTTCTCTGAATCTTAAATAGAATGCAACAGTCGCAGTTATAAATTGAGAGATCAAAGTCCAAGTGAAGTCTAATAAGATCCCGCTAGACTTTATAAAATAAGCTTCAGTATAGATTGTACCAATCATTACCATTAACCCGAAAACCAAGCCCCACGTAATTCCAAAGAGATGTAATATAAACCAAACAAGAGACACTGAGGCTACAAGTGTTAATATCTCTACAGCCTTTGAGTAGTCAGGGATATAAGGACTATTTTGTATAAGAATAGATTCAGATAAAGCAGCTTGAATCTTATGTGGTTCTAGTAATCCTGCTGGTGTTGCTATCTGCGGCATTACACCTGCGGCTGTAACACCTACAAATACAAAACGATCTTTAATCATATTTGTTTTATTTATTTCAGACAAACTAAACTGAGGTGTATCTACCCACGAGATCCACTTACGACCAAGACTATCAGTAGGCACTGCTGGTATTCCCTTAACTCTAACTTCTTGTATTCCGTTCTCATTTGTTTTAATTAAATAAGTATCAGCACCTGCTAAGACTTTTAAAACTTCTGTGCCGTATGACGATACCCAACCATCAGGAGTGCGCATTAATAAAGGCATTCGCCTAACCAGTTGGTCTACATCTGTTGGTGCTACAGCTATTCCTTGATAGGCACTGTCCTTTAAAATATCTATGTTCTCTATAACACCTGTTGCTTTATATCCGCCTCTGTCTTCACCTAAGATTACTGTGCCTGTGGTTACAGGATATGTGCCGTTCTCATTCTCGAATGTTGCTAACACACTTGGAATCCTTTGCAAGCTTTCAGCAAAGACTTCATCTCCTCCCATCCTGTCTTCTTGAGGGAATGCAATTACCCAGCCTACACCTATAGCACCTTGATTAATTAAAGCGTTCTGTATGTCTGCTAATTTTCTTCTTGGAAAAGGATAACCACCTTCTTGTTCTACATCTTTTTCAGTGATATTAAGTATAGAGAAATAGCCAGAAGGTATTTTATCTTCGACAAGAGCATCAAATGTTTTTAGTTTTAGTATCTCTAATGGTGTCCAATTATTAGCAGCAGGAGAAACTAAAAGAACTAAAAGAACTAAAAGTTTTAAATGTTTAATCATTTTGGTTTATTGTTATTGTTTTATTACAGTTGGTGCTACAATTATAAGTAGCTGTGATGCTTTTGTTGGTTGTTCCTGATTGTGTTGCATTTACATTATAATCGTCTGTATAGAAATTAAGCCTCATGTAATGATCGCCACTTCCTGTTTGTGTAATATCTGCGTCATTGTTATCAGCAGAAGTGCTGGCATATATCTTAGCGTAGTGTTCACCGCTTCCTGATTGAGTTATAGTAAACTCTGAATCGTCACCGAATGCTCTTATCTCACCTTCTTTGTCATCTCCTGTTTGTGTGATCTTATAAACATTATCATCTCCTTGCATATAGATTTCAGCATCGTTGTTGTTGCCGTCTTGTATAACATCCATGTCATTTGAATCGTCATCAGCGTCTATATAACCAAAGTTATCATTACCGTCTTGGTCTATTTTGTACTCATTACCAGTGTGGTTAGCCACCTGACTATAAGCTCTGGCGGTGTTGCCAGTGCCGTTTTGATCTATATCTATAGTAGCATTTTTACATTTATGCGTAGTGTAAGTACCTTCAGATAGTCCGCACCATACTCTAGCTACATTGCTTGTACCTATTTGATCTATATAAATAACAGTTGAGCTTCCTTTTGTTCTAATCTCAGTAGAATTGTCTCCTGCATAAAGGCTTAAGCAAAAGAAACTAATCAGACTGATTAATAATGATCTCATTTTCTCCGCCTCCGTTCACTGTAATATTAATTAATTTACCTGCTGATAATATTTGTATATTATATGCTCCCGATTTATCCAATTCTAAATCTACTGTGTTCTCAACTTGTCTTACTAAACTTAAAATCTCACCGTCTACAAAACTATACACTTGTGCGTCTTGATCAAAGTTAGGAAGAATACCTTCCAGTTTTACACCGTCTATTTCTCCTTCAGATCCTTTATCTTTTCCACCTGCGGCTGTAGTCTCCATCATTTCTAGCAGATCTTGTAGGAAGTCTACTGCTAATAAGTCAATGTCTAGCCTTGTTATCTCTTCTTCTAGCTCATCTTTATCAAGGTCGTTATCGTCTAAATCATTCTCTTCTAATAAGTCTATGTCAAGAACATTGGTGGAACTTTGTGATTGTTCGTCTACTGCTTGTTGTACTTCATCTGGTGGACTAACTATTAAAAGATTATCAATAAAGCTCAGTGTCATGTTAACTAAGGTCACTGGTTTAGTTGGTGGACTCTCAGACATACTAACCATAGTGGCTTGATAAGGCTTATTAAGAACTTCTAAGCCAGCCATAGTTTCTACTGTTATTTCCCCTGAAGACGAGCCGTCAGGATTCGGCAAAAGAATTACTAAGGATCTGCCTAGCTCATCTACTGTTGTTGTGAAGTCTGTTCCTCTAACAGCTACTGTAGCACTAGGAGTGCGTATCTTAATGTTTTGTTTGTCTATTTTTCCTAACGCACCTGTGATAAAACGCGCAGTACCACTAGCCATTCTGAGTGCTAGTTTGCTTTTAGATGGATCGGGATCGTAAATGTATTCGTCTATTATAATCTTTGAATGTTCTGTAAGTCTTATGATAGACTCATCGACAAACTTGACAGCAATGCGACCATTGCCTGTCCGTATATCATCATAAGAAAAAATATCCAGTGCCAATTTTGCAAGTAGCTTATCTCCCTCTGATTGTCTTAGAATCTCGCCGTTACCGCGAAGCTCTGAGATTTCGCCTATTTCAGAACATACGTTAGATGACGTTACTAAAAATAGTACTAACAGCCACTTGTACACTGATCTATATCTATAGTACCGTTGCTTGTAGTCGCTGTTATCACAACAACATCAGATACCGAACCAGTACTATTGGTCTGATCTATGTCTATGTTGTTTGTGCTTCCAGTGATAACTGCAGTAATAGCATGATCTGAATTACCAGTTTGTGTAGTATCAATATCGTTTGAATCACCATCAACATTCCAGTTGTTTATACAACCTACAACTTCACAAGTTGCGTTAATATTGTTAGAAGTACCTCCTACTACTATGTCTTGATTACCTGCTGTGGCAGTGGCTGCTGCTCCTTGTGTAAGGATCAACACATTAGAATCCCCTGTTGCGGCATAATCAAAGTCTGTGTTGGCTACATCTCCTGTTGCACCTAAAGCCAAAGTAGTTGTGTTGCTGTCTCCAGTGTGTGTTGCTGTGAATGAGGTGCTATTACCTTGAGCTACTGTTGCAGCTAGTGTATTTGTATCACCTATTTGATCTATGTCTACTGTTACGGATGTACCAGTAAAGGTTGCTCTAGCTTGTGATGTACCGACCTTATTGGTGTCACCTATCTGGTCTATATTCATGGTTAGACCTGTACCTGATTGTGTTATATAAATGTCGTTGTTTCCTGCGTAAGATACAGAAACAGCAAACATCGCTATAAAACTAATTAATAATTTTTTCATCATAATTAAAATCCCATAATTGTTGTTTCAAACCTTGTTGTATTAAAGAATAAACGGCTTCTTCGATTGTAGCTCTAGTTGCGTAACCCATTGCTTCGTTTTGACTATAGCCTGTCTCTACTTCAACCAACTCAGTTCCCATTTCAATAAAACGAAACACATCACGGCTCACGCCTGCACTTAATATTGTTTTACTCACCATAGTATTGATCATAACCTCACCAGTTTGGACAAGAATAGCTCTTAACGATACTGTAATCTCATCTCTTCTCCACTGGTTATTAGAACCTATACCTAAATACCTTGCTCCGTTTCCTCCTGTACCTATGTTAGTGTCGTATTGAACGATGCCGCCTTCTATTATTATTCCAGCAAATAATAAAGGCTTTAAGGTGTTACCATTCTCACCATCATAAGTCTGTCTAGTTTGTTTTATTAATTGTCGTTCTCTAGTCAAACCATCTAATCCAGATCGCTCTACAACAACAAACCAATTACCATTACCTGCACTTCTTAAAGCATCTATAAGATAGTTGTCAGCGCCTTGTGTAACTGCTGTACTAAACAATGCCATCTTCTGCGAACTCTTTCTTTGACCTGTTAAGTCCTTAAAAGAATAAACAGCTATTACTGCTTTCTGATTAGGAGAAGGTAAACTAATTAACTTATCGTGTGTTGGTCTTACAACCTTTGGTTCATCAATACATTCAAATATTGAATCACAGCCTGTGTGTCCTACAGGAGCAAAGCTTGCACACCCTTGTAAAATAAGAGGTAACAACACCACTAATAATAGTTTTATATTCCACAATCGTCTGAACATATCCCAAATATACCTACTGGAATTACTATCTCTGTTATTGAACCGTCTTCATCAATAACTGTAAGAGTTATATTAATTCCGTCATTAACAAAAGTTATAGTGCTTCCTTCTAATACAATACTACCGCCTGTTCCTCCTTTTTCAGAATCAAATAAAGATTCTGCTATGTCTCTTGAGAGTTGAGAGTACACACGAGATTCAAGATTCCTTAAAAACTTTGCAAGTGTTGTATTGTCTGCTTCTCTTTCGGCTTCTTTGAGGGCATTCTCAACATCCTCTGCAATTTCATCTCTGCGTGTTTTCTCTTGTTCATCTACAGTTAAGTAGTGAGAAGATGTAGCAATCCCACTAAAGCTAGGACTTTTAAATTGATGCACTATTTCATCAGCAAATGTATTACCAAAAATAAATAATAGTAAACAACATAGACTAATCTTTTTCATTTTTTTCATTCTCTTTTAAGCTCAATGCAGTATTTACTTTCTGTTGTAATCTAATCATATCTTGATCTAAAAGTCTAAGCTGATCTGTCAATCTAATGATTGTTTTACTCATGTCTTTTATTGCAGGACTAATAATGTTTGTTATTGTCTGCCAAACAAAGTAAACAAAATAACCTAGACCAACTACCATGACTACTGGAAAGCCGAACTCCGAAACAATCTTGACTATATCGAAACCCATTAATCTCTCCTAGCATCTATCTTCCCATCTTCTACAAAGTTTTCTGCTCTTGCTATCCTGTCTAAATCAGGAGGTAAATTAAGAGCCGAAGAAACACTAGTATCAATACGAATTATATCGTTGTTCATAGTAGCTGCTCTAGTTATTAGCATCTTTGAAATACCTTGTATTACTTTTATTTCTTTTACAAGGCTCTCCATTAATTGTTTCATTACTAGGAATATAAAGAAAGCCATGATTAAACCACCAGCTATCGGTAATCCTAGTTCTGCAATTAACCAAAATGCATCTTTCATTTAAGCTAATAAATTAAAATGTATTAGAACATCGAAGATTAAATAACAAAAAAGTATACGAAACATTAAACGATAGCGTTTAAATTCCGATTCAAGATTGGATATTATGTCCTTGCGCACATGAATCCATTTAATTGTTGGTTCTTCTCCATGTTCCATTTCATACTTCTATTTAATTTTAATTTTTTTAGGTTTCTTCTCTTCAGGAATTATTCTTGCAAGAAAGATATTTAACATACCATTTTTAAAGTGCGCACCTTCGACCTCTATATCTTCAGACAAATTAAATTGTCTTTTGAAAGAGCGTTGTGCTATTCCTTTATATAGTTTTTTATCAGTGTCTTCTTCCGAAGATTGATAAGAAACTGTTAAGGTATTCTCCTGTATTTCTACATTCAAATCTTTCTTGTCAATTCCTGCTAAAGCGACTTCAATGACAAAATCATTTCCGTCCTGTATTACATTGTAAGGCGGATAACTTGGTAAGCTTTTAGAGCCTTGTGACATCTGTGCCATGTTCTCAAAAAGACTATCAAATCCTACAAACAATGATGAGAATATAGGATCTCTAAAATCCACCATACCATAAAAATCTTTCTTTTTACGTATCATTTTTCTCTCCTTATTTTAAGCAAGATTAATATTAAAAACACACTACTTAAAGTATGCTTCGTGAATGCCTCTCAGAGCCTCATATGAGCGTTCTAAGAGGACTTCATAGATTAGACAGGACTTATCTTGACCTACTAATCAATGATCTTATATAGCTTATTCCACTAGAGACATAACCTATACATTTCTTAATAATTTCTTTTAATTTACTGTAGATTTTCTTACAGATTATTTTAAAATTTTTCATTTTGTTTTTTACCTTTTATTTTTTATCTTTGTGCGAATTAGTATATAATCCAAACCAAGCTGCGCCAGCACCCACAACAATCGAAATCAAACCTGACTGTTCAAAACTAGGATCTTCCAATCCCATGAACCAAAAGGTTGTGAAATATAATAAATACATATACACAGCAAGAAAAGCTCTTGGTATAATTCTCCAACTGTCTATTGCTTGTGCTACAAAGATAAACTTCTGATAAGGATTATTATTTTTTATATCTTCTAAATCTCTTATCTTATCCTTTAATGCACCGATCTCTTCGATCATAGACATGAACTTACTCAAGTCCATTTCTACTTCGTTGCGATCCATGTCTCCGCCAAAGCGACCACTAGGATGATATTGTTGTTGTTCGTCACTCATAATTATTTTTTAACTAAACTACCACCGAAATACATTCCGATAATAGCCGATACTAAATTAGTATCTAATTGTGTTATTACTAAGCCTTTAAATGTAATCCATTCAAAGACTTCTCTGCCTTCTTTAAAGAACCAAAATCCGGGTTGCCAGTTAGTATAACCTACTGTTACATCCACATCTGGATAAAATACTGCAACTAATTTCGGCAATACTACTATTGCAAGCACAGAAACTAAAGCAATTATTCTACGTGTCCATGCAAAGCCTTTGTCCTTTAATCCGTGATCAAGAGACTGCTTTTTGGCTTTCATCTCAAACTCGCCTCTAGTAATAAGAAGCTTTTGTTGTTCTTCTTTAGCCTTACGACTTTGTGACCATATACTAAGTACACTACTTAGCAAGGTCGAACCTAACATTGTTATTATCTCAAACGGAAAACCCACTATAAGCTTCCTCTATATCACTTGTTAAGACTTCTTCCGCTAGTTCTTCGTACATTAATCTAAAATGTTCTAAGCTCATAAAGCCTAAGTCTTGGCGTATTTGATGAACTCTATAAACCTCATAAGCCTTTTCAAGTTGTTCTTCTGTATATAGTAACATAGTATTATTATTATAGGATACTTTTTAAGTTTTGTCAAGTGTTATCTATATATATTTTTAAAGCCTTGCTCACCTTGACTAAAGTGCCATTCTTCATTAGGATCTTGTATAAAACCGTGTTTACCTAAAACAGGAACAAGTTTTTTAAGTTCTTTTCGATTGTAATCTTGATAATAAGGTCTGTTTAGATCTATAGCTTGTCCTTTAGTATGAAAAGATTTTGCTCCTGCTTGGTAGTCTGGTTTAGAAGATATTTTATTACCTTTAGGATCGTTATAATAACCTTGTTTTTTATAATCTTTTAAATTTTTAAAATATTCGTTTTGTCTTTGTATTTTATATTCTGCACCAACAGTGCTATCTCCTAAATATATAGGTTTACCATATTCTTTTTGAGCAGCTAATAAATCTTTCATTGTTGTTTTTTTCAAACGTGCTGGAGATCCTTTATCTTTAGCTTCTTCTATTGCTTGTTTTCTTGCTTCAGCTTTTTTAAGACCTTTTTCTAATGCTTTATCAAGAGATTCTCTAAAAACTTTTTCATTATGTGTACCAAAATCATCTGAAGGTATTATATCCTCTTCTAAAAGAAACTTACCTTTTCTTCTACCTAATACTTCAATCTCTTCTATAATAGGTTTGTCTTTTCTTGCAGCTAATGCTTTAAGTAATTTTCCACCACTAAATTTTCTTGTTCTGTTAGTATTTTTACTCTTGGCTCTTAAATTACTTGGCGAGTTGTTTCTAGGATTACCATCTTTATGATCTACATCTTTACCATCACCTGCTGCAATTCTACCATCTCTTTTAAATTTTCTGTTAGCGTTGTTCCTATGCGCTCTATCTTTCTTTTGCTTTTCAGAAGAATGGTAATTAGCATATTCTTTTGCGTAGTTTCTAGTAGCTTTACCACCATTTCGTTTAGCTTGTCGTTTCTTTAAAGACTTCTTTAATTTACTAATTTGTTTCTCGGATACAGGCGCAACACCTATAGATACAAGTAAGCCGTCTTTAAACCCTAGTCGTTCCATCTCAGCTTCGTAAGGCTCTCCAGTATAAGGATTGATTCTTTCAGAAGGTTCTGGAGCAGCGTTAGGTACAGGAAGAGATACTTCACCACCTTTAAAGAAAGTCACTGTTCTTTTTTTATCTTGTCTATTAGGTTCGTCTTCTATTTTTTTATTAATTCCTAATGCTTCGTATATTCTATTTATAATATTAATAATATCTTTTCCTAACGGAGCAACTTCTAATACATCAACAAAAGCACCTTCATAATCTTCTGCAGTTAAATTTTTTGTTACTCCTTTAGGAACTCTTCCTAACTTATTTATATAGGAAACTATAGGAGTAAAGGAGTCCATAGTTGTCTGACCTGCATTTTGCTTAAATGTTCTAGCTGTTTTTTCAACAGTCCAAGGAAGATTACCAGATAAAGTTAAAGCTTCTTGCCACCATTTAGGACTCCAAGTAACAGGAGCGTGTTCTTCATAATATCTTCTTGCAGGGCTTGCAGCAATCTGAAGTTCTCTTATTCCTCCAAACACAGTAATAGCACCTAACATTTTTACAGCTAAAGCAACATCTCCGTCTTCTATTCTTTTTACTAAACCATTAACTTGTGCTGTTTTAGCTTGCGCCCAAGAAAGAAACATAGATAAAGAACGAATAAAAGGATCTTTATGCTGTGCAATAGCAAGTCTATTACCTATACCAGTAACCAACGAATCAGTTGATTGCGCCCTCTTACCTGCTCTTATTAAAATGAGTTGACCTGTAACATCTTTAAAAGCATCATCTACTGTTTTAAATTTACTTAAAGTAACAAGATCTTTATCTTTTAAAGACAACCTATTAACTTGATTTCGTATATTTTGATTTAGTTTTTTACCAGAATGTTTATTGGCT